AGCGAGAGCAATATGTCAACGTGGTTCGCAACCCTGTACACGCAGTAAATCATCTAAAAGGAGAGATAGGAATCTAATGGGCATACTATTCAACGATTGGCTCAAGAAAACAAAAGAGCTTCAAGAAGAAGCGTACGGAGTCATTTATCATAAGTTTGAAGGCGATCAACCGTACAAGCTCAACAACATCATCGAGTACCTGCGCTGGAACATGCTTGCGATTGACGACGAGCTTGCGGAAGTTCGCAAGGAAATCTCATGGAAGCCTTGGCAACATGATGATCCATATGTAAACCGTGATGCAGTAGTCAAGGAATGCGTAGATATTCTTCACTTCGTTGCCAATATCATTTGTGCTGTAGGTGGAACTGACGAGCAACTTGATGAGTACTACGTCAACAAAATGGAAGTAAACAGACAGCGTCAACTTAAAGGATACAAGGTCAAAGCTGACGGCGTAAAGTGCAGCACATGCACTCGAGCTCTTGACGACTTTGACACTTCAACATGCCCGGAGGCGCAATGTCCTCAGAAGTAACTTGGAGTGAAGTATCGCTAAAAGATACAAACGTTGGCGACATTGTTCGCGTCAAACTAAACGCATACCAAGGTGTCGTTGGAGAAATACACAACGGACGCTTTTGCGAAGTACTTGCAGTTGGTGGAGGCGACGTGATTGTTCGCAGCATTGATGGCATACTTCCAGAATTACCAGAAACACATCACTCACCATACTCACTGGAGAAAAGAGCACTCGCATGAGAGCAGCAATTGAATTTGAAGTATTTGGATCAACGCTAGAAGAGATAAAAGAGCAGGCGTTGAGAAATTGGAAAGAATTTATGGAAAACGACGAAATTGAACTTCCGCATGATACCGAAATACACATTGAGCCATCGGCGTCAAATGACTATAAAGCAACAGTATATGTAAGAACAAAGGTAGAAAATGACGAAAGCTAAGAATGGAAGAACTCGCTGTTTGGACGAAGCAGCCACGATTATCACTGGCCAGCGCGATGCGCAGTACGGCGGTCCAGAAGAGAACTTTACAAGAATTGCCAAACTATGGTCAGTAATCTTTGGAATTGAAGTTACTCAAGAAGATGTTGCTATGGCGATGGTTGCTGTAAAAGTGGCCAGATACGCTTCTAAGTCTGGATTCCAACCAGATACCTGGGTAGATATCGCTGGCTACGCTGCCTGCGGGTACGAAGTAGGCGAAAAGTAAGTTACCACTTTTTCTGGCGTCACCGGATACAGTTGAATAAACGGCAACAACGGAGAACACATGTCAGAATTTACTTTTAACGACTGCAACGGCCTCGCTGGCTTTATGAGCCTTGGCTTTGTAAACAAGGGCATTGATATGAATGTCCGCACAGGAACTTTGAACTTTGGCAACCGTGTTGCTGAGCTAAACCGCAAGCATCTTGGCGACAACTGGTCTTCATTCTTTTCAGATGATCCAAATGAATGGCCAGACAACAAAGCCGACATCGTACTTGGCTGCCCTCCATGCTCTGGTTGGTCGGTGTGGTCTGGCCCTGCAAACCGCGGTCCTGACGCAAAGGCACACGAGCACACTCGCGCATTTATGAAGTACGCCGCGCGCATCAAGCCGAAGATGATTATCTTTGAATGCGTGCAACAGGCGCTTACTCAAGGGCGCGATGCAATGATTAAGTACCGCGACATGGTTGAAGAGCTTTCTGGAAAAGAATATGACCTGTACCATGTCAAGATGAACAACCTTCAGGTTGGTGGTTTTTCATACCGCATGCGTTACTTCTGGACTGCTGTTGAAAAAGGAATGCCATTCGGTGCAGAGGCAATTGCACCAGCAGAAATGCCAACAATGATGGACGTAATTGGTGACCTTGAGGATCTCGACATGTCATGGGATCCGCAGCCGTACAGAAAGGCTCCATCAAAGTTTGTTGAGCACCTTCGCAATGAAAGTGGCGTAGTTGACGGACACATCAACAAAACAAACCTTGAAGGACAGCGCATCAAAGAAATCTTTGACATTCTTGGAAACGATGGTTGGAAGCCAATGACTCCAGTAAGCAAGGCGCTTCGAGAAGCTGTCGCAAAGAACAACGACCAGTTTCCACAGGCTTGGCTTGCACAAGAAGAAAAGCTTCGTGCCAGTGACTTCAACATGGGATTTACGATGCCGTGCCGTTGGGATGGAAACTCGTGGGCGCACGTTATGACAGGCGGTGCACTTGATCACGTGATCCACCCAACACTCGAGCGTCGCATTACTCACCGCGAAGCTGCACGACTGCAGGGTCTTCCAGACGACTGGGAATTCGCTGCCGCAAAAGACTACTCGCCGTTGTCTGCAACTTGGGGCAAGGCAGTTGCAGTACAGGCCGCTGAATGGATTGCTGACGCTGCAAAGGCATCACTTGAAGGACAGCCAAATGGCCCGCAGGGCGAACTAATCGGCGACCGCGAGTGGTTAGTCAATACAGACAAAGGCTTTAGCCGCCAGGCAGTTAAGAAGAAGTACTACACAAAAGAAAGCTAGTACTTTGGTTGGTCACAAAAAATGGCCACTAATGATGTATAATGTAGCCAACGACAAAGGACGGCTACATGCAATCATTTCTTACAAACACCGAGTCATTCGAGCTTACGGCCCATCATCTCGACAATAAGCGACTGCATAAGCAGACGCTCGAGGCATGGCAGTGCCTTATGACAATGTGCAAGCTCGACCCGAACAACGAGCATCGCGAGCCTAAAGGCTGGACAAACCATCCAGTTGTCCGTATGTGGCGCGGCTACGAGACGCTATTTGTTTCGTACATCTCAGCGACATACTTTGAGTGGATCTCGCGCGGTTACAAGTCAACACTTCTTGATAAGACGTACCGCACCTACGACAAGGCTCTTGAGCTTGGTCGCATATCGTCAGAGCTAATTGTTCCACCATGGATGGCAGATGCAAAGTACTACGCAGATTTGTGCTCTACTCACCGCACCGCGCTGCTTTGCAAAAATTATGAGTGGTACAAGCAGTTTGGTTGGCCAGAGGACACTGGTGAGCAGCCACCAACCTACGACTACTTATGGCCTCATCAGGACGGCTACGCAAACTAATCTGAGACGCTTCTACATTCACTAGAAGCTCTTAAAAATGGTGTGATAGTCGTCTAAGCATCTATAAATTAGACGTGACCAGGAATCACTAGAATGCGAGATACAATGCTATACGCATGAAGGATTCAAGAAAAGGCGAGTGCCTATGGTCAGAATGGTCTGGAGAAGGCTACAGAACTTATAATAGTTCTACTGTCGTCTTTTACACAGAAGATCACGTTGACACTGAGCACGAGATAGTCAAACGAGCGCTCGCATCTGCAATTCAACGCGACGGAGTAGTTGATTCTCTTGGTGACGCTTTCAAAAAGATAGAAAATGCAAAGACAAGCTACGGTTACGCAGGTACGGTTGACGGTTCGCACGAAAAGTATGCGTGCAACGAAGATGGCGAAACACAGCTTGGTGACATTGTTGATTCAATTCACGAGGTTGTGTGGGTTGAAATTACGTGAAAAAGCCTGGAGGCTTGAGCGACGTGGCGTGGATGGACGATGCCGCATGCGCACAGCCAGAAAACGCACACATTAAGAAGTACTGGTTCTCAAAAGTTCCAAAAGAAAAGTACGCAGCTAAAAACTTATGCTACACATGTCCAGTAAGAAGTCAATGCCTTAAGTGGGCTCTTGAAAATAAACAAATACATGGCGTGTGGGGTGGAAAAGATGAAGGAGAACTTCGTCGTGCATTGTCCGTTTCATACACTGGCCAAGAAGTTAGACGTAAAAGATTTCCAAACTGCCCTCATTGCGGTGGTCGCCCTAATAAGCTTAGGGTAGTTGTTGCTGACTCACCAGAAGGCGGACGGTGGACAAAAATGAAGCTTGTAGTTTGTGATGAGTGCCAGTTCGTGTGGCGTAGCCGCACTAGCGCTAACGCCGTAACTGCGTACCACTCTGACCGTGAAACGCGTGATGAAAAGAAAAAGAACGAAAAAGAAAAAGCTAAAGAAAAGAAAGTAAAAAAGCTTAAGACTGCTTCACAGCCCAGCACCTAGTATCGGTGTCTTGGACGTTTACTTCGCCATCTGCGAATATCTGCAGGTACTGCGCTAATTCTGTTGCTGTAACATTCTTGTAGTATTCCCAACTACGAATTGGATTCTCATCTATAGCTGAGTGAGGTGGTCGTCCTTCTCCTGCCATCGTTGCAATGAAAAATCCACCGGGAACAAGGTGGTTGTACGCATTAGCAATGATTGACGGCCATACTGGAGTATGCTCAAATACCTCAGCACACACGATGATGTCAAACGGTGTATCGCTTCTAAACGCCACCCCGTCGACAACAATGTCTACACCAGGGCCTTCTTGAAGATCAATTCCAAGGTATGATCCACCTTCAGAAGTAAGTTCACTGAACATTGACTTAATGCTGCCATTAATGTCAAGACTTCCGATCTCAAGAACGTTGTTCCCAGTTTTCTTTATACTCTCTCGAGCCGCAATCTGACTAAGTGAATAGCCAAACCACTGAGTTACCGCGCCGTGCATGTTACGCCTCCAAATTCCATTTGATGTAGAACTTAAGCTTATCGTCTTGTACTACTTCTCTAAAGTTAGGTGGAGGATCGGTTGCAATCGTGAGCGACCGATTTCCACTGCATCTTGTAATGCACGTCAGTACTCCGCGGCGCTTCTTTGTTGTGTTGCACCACATAAGTACATCGTCGTCTCCGTACCACCACTTCATTGACTCGTCGAAGCGCCATTCTTTTGTCAGGTCTTCTGGAAGCACCATGCAAAATCCACCAAGTCCGCCACTGCCATCAGTTCTGCCGTTGCTTGTTGATGTCACGTCCTGAGTTATGTCAGTAAACTTTCTATAGTCATACAGCGGAGATGTTAGTCCAAGACTCTTGTCATACTCAAGAAGCGAGGCAAGTGAGCCAATACAGTTATCTT